CAGGATATACAGTTCCAACAGCAAAGAAAACACACAAAGTTGTCTATGTTAAAACAGGAACATATACTGAAGTACTTCCAATTAGAGTTCCAGAACTAGTAGCTATAGTTGGTGACGAACTACGTAGTACAAGGGTTGAACCAGCAGGTGTGCAAACACAAGCCGCAGATACAACTTATTCACTAGCTGGTATTTTGCACATGAAATCTATCATTGATGACATTATTGAAGGTACAGCTATTACAAGACAAACTGGTAATACACTTACACAAAATGTTAGTAAGCCTTGGAGTACTAGTGGTGTATCGACTTATGTTGAAAACTTATGTACAGAACTTTATGATCAAATTGATTACTTAGTTAACGGAGCATCAGGCGATAGTACAGCACCATTATATAGAGGTGCAAATTCTAGAGTTGATGATCAAACTAAGTTTGCGGCGGCAAGAATACTGCATTTGAACAAAGCGTTCATTGGCGAAGATGTAACAAAATACATTAATGTTAACTATCCGTCATATTCGTTTAACGAAGCAACTTGTAAATCAGACGTTGCACATTATATTGATGCATTTATATATGACTTAATTAATGCAACAGGCGAAGGTAGTAACTATGCTACACTAACAGCAGGATTAATGTATGGTAACAGTGTAAACGGTTCTGTATTAGAAAACATGTACTTACTAAGAGATGGTACAGGTATTAGAAATCAAACACTTGGCGGATTAACAGGAACATTAAGTTCAGTAAATGCTTACGGAACTAAACGTCCAACAGCAGGAGCATACTGTTCATTGGATCCAGGGTGGGGACCAGATGATGACCGTGTATGGATTACATCACGTTCACCATATGTACAAGGTGTAACAAACTTTGGTACTGGTTGTGTAGGACTAAAAATTGATGGTGCATTGCACAACGGTGGTAACGATTCAATTGTTGCTAACGACTTTACACAGATCTTAAGTGATGGTATTGGCGCATGGATTACTAATTTAGGTAGAGCTGAACTTGTTTCAGTGTTCTCATACTACGCACACATTGGTTATCTAGCTGAAAACGGTGGTAAGATACGTGGTACTAATGGTAACTGTTCATATGGTGACAGAGGTGCAGTATCAGAATACATTGATGTTACTGAGATTCCAACAACAGGCGGAGTTAATAACAGAAAAACTGAAGCACAAATTGGTAGAGCATTAACAGACGGAACTGCTATTATTCACTTTGAATATACTAACGCTGGTAACAACTACTCAAATTCAACTTACACAATTAGTGGAGATGGATATGGTGCAGTAGTAGCTAACGGTAACTATGTAAATAACGGATTGTTTGAAGTTAGATTACGTAACCCAGATGATGGATCTAGTTACAATGAAAAAGATACCAACAGTGATGGCTTACTCAACGATGCTGATTCAATAGGTGGTAGAGGTTACTCTAGCAGTGAAAATACTGCACAGGCAGGTAATACAACTAGTATTACATTGTCAAACACTGAAACAGCTAACAGTACAAAATACGTTGGTATGAGAGTTGTAATTACAGCAGGTACAGGTGCAGGACAGTATGGATTTATTAGTGCATACAATTCAGGTACTAAAGTTGCAAGTATTGCTAAAGAAAGTGATAACGCGGCAGGCTGGGAAACATGGCATCCAACTAACGCTGTTGCATCAACACTTGATGCTACAACAGCATACAGTATTGAGCCAAGAATCCAAGTAGTTGGTGGCGGTGGTTCAAACGCACAAGTTAGAGCAAAGGTTACAACTGGTAGAATTACACAGTTCTATATTGTTAATCCAGGTAGCGGTTATACAACTACTCCAACACTAACAATTACAGACCCAAGTGAAACTACTGAAGTTCCATGGGAATGTAGAATTGGTAACGGTGTACTAGCACAACCTACATGGACATCAAGAGGTATAGACTTTGAAACAGCTGGCGGAACAGTAAGCGGAGATGGATATGCTGACATTTATCAAGCGGCACAGTTTATGAACGTTTACGGAATGAGTGATATTCCAGTTGAAGGTGCAAACTTACAACTAGACGGCGATGATAGATTCTTTAAAATTGTGTTTGTTAGAGAACTTTTAGGTAGTGCAGGTAACTATACTGCTAACTTACAAGTATCACCAGACTTAGGAGTTGAAACTGCTCCAGAGCATGGTACTAACATTACAATTAGAAAGAGATTTAGTCAAGTAAGATTAACAGGACACGACTTCCTAGATATTGGTACTGGTAACTTCAGTAACACTAACTATCCAGGAACACCTGTTTATGCTAACGATCCAAGTGACGAAGTTACTGAATCAGGCGGAGGTAGAATATTCTACACAAGTACTGACCAAGATGGTAACTTTAGAGTAGGTAGATTGTTCAACGTTGAACAGTCAACAGGATCTGCGAGTTTAAATACAAGTGCATTTAGTTTAGCAGGACTACAAGAATTGTCATTAGGTGCAGTTGGCTTAGGACAAGGCGGCGCTGTTATTAATGAATTTAGCACAGATGGTACATTTAGTGGTAATTCAGATAACGTTGTTCCGACACAAAGAGCAATTATTACATACATCAATTCACAGATTGGTGGAGGTAGTAGCTCTCTGAACGTTAACGCAGTTACAGCAGGTAAAATAAATATTACTGGTAATACAATAGGTACAACCGATAATAGTCCAATTACTGTAACTACGGGAATGAACTTTAACGGCGGTGTAAGTGGAAGTCCAGTTGCATTTGCGTTCTTTTTAACAAGTAAAACATAATGGCTAAATACTAACATAGGAGTAATAAAATGGCATCAGGAATATTAGGATCAAGCGATCTTACAGCAAATACAAATACTACGATCTATACAGTACCAGGTGATACATATAGTGTTGTTACTGTGAACTTTTGTAACAGAGGTTCAAACACAACCAACATTAGATTATCAACAAGTACTGGAGATTCACCAGGAGCGGCAGAATACTTAGAGTATGATGTATCCGTTGGTCCAAATGGCGTACTAGAAAGAACTGGTATTGTAATTGACGCAACTAAAAAAGTTGTGGTAAGATCGAGTCAGTCATCTGTAACCTCAATGGTTATGGGTATTGAAACAGCCGTACCGGCGGCATAACATAAGGATAGGATAAAGCAATGGGAAGAAGATTATCAGTAGGTTCACCAGGTTTAACTGTCCCTTTTGGAACTACGGCACAAAGAACAGACGATGCTGGAGCAGGAGCACTAAGATTTAATACTGAGTTAACAAACTTAGAATTATACAATGGTACTGCTTGGCTACCAGTAGGCGTTCTTAATGGCGTGACAGTAACAACAACATATTCGGCACAATCAGGACAACAGTTGTTCTGTGACACTAACGGTGGCGGCTTTACAGTTACTTTACCAGGTAGTCCAGCAGTGGGTGATATCGTAAGATTCTTCGACTTAAGAAAAACTTTTGATTCCAATGCTTTAACACTAGGTAGAAACAGTAAACTAATACAAGGTGATAGTGCAGACTTAACTGTCAATTCAGAAGGCGCGGCTTTTGATATTGTTTATTCGGGCGATAGCTACGGATGGCGTATCTTTACTGTATAAAGAATTATTAAGGAAACGTAGATGGCAACATACAGCAGTTATAAGAAGATTACTTCGGAAGGAATACCAGATGGATCTATTACTAGATCTAAGCTGACTCCTGGAGCAGGCGCTTGTCGTAGAACACAATGGGTGTTTAACGAGCGTGGTATGCAATGCCATATGTGTGCTAGAAATAGTGGCTGTTGTCAACAGGCAAATGGTAGATGTTGTTACTGGTGTGCACCAGACAATGTTTATAAAGTAACATTTGAAATCTGGGGCGGTGGCGGCGGTGGTCCAGGACACACATGTTGTAACTGTTGTTCTTTTGCTATTGGCGGAGCAGGTGGTAACTATGCAATACAAACGGTAGATACTCAACCAGGATGTCAATATAGTGTTTGTGCAGGCGGAAGTTGGCCATGTGGTAAGTCACATACTTGTTCAGCGGGCATGGGTTGTAAATCCTATGTTAACGGAGCCAATCTAAGTAACTTTTGTGTTACTGGTGCATGTGGCGGTTGGATGTGTAATGGAGACGCATGGGGTCAAAGACATGCTGTATCAAACTGTGCTAACTGTTTAATTTGTGGAATATTTGGTGCTGACTTCGGAATGATGGGCGGCATGGGTATGAAAGCAGGTACAACAACTTGTAGATGTCACGGACAAACAGGTTGGTCAGGAGCGGCCGCAGGTATGGGAGTATACGCAGGTACAACTACTAATGAAGCATGGTGTGCTTGTGGATGTCATATTGTTTGGCCATCAGGTGGCGGAGTTCCTGGAACATCTAGTTACTGTGGTAACTGGGCAAAATGTTGTTCAGGCGGATCAGGTCAAGGCGGATCTGGCATAGTAAAGATAACGTTTGTATAAGGAAAGAAAATAATGGCAACATACGCAAGTTATAAAACATTAACAGCAGACAACTTCCAAGACAATAGTATTACAGCGGCTAAACTAGGTGCAGGCGCAGGTAACAAATATTGTGTACAATGGGTTTACAATGAACGTGGCATGTATTGTCAAGCATGTTCAGATGCTGGCGACTGTTGCGAACAAGCAAATGGTAAGTGTTGTTACTGGACAGTTCCAGCTAACACTTCAAAAGTAGTATTCGAAATTTGGTCAGGTGGAGGCGCAGGTGCAGGTGGTACTTGTTGTAGTAACTGTCAGTCTTCAGCAGGTGGATCAGGCGGTAACTACGCAGTAAAAACTATTAGTACGTGTCCAGGTTGTACATATTCAGTATGTGCAGGAGGATCATGGCCTTGCAGTAAATCACATACTTGTGTAGCAGGTATGGGTTGTAAGAGTTATGTAAACGGACACAATTTAAGTAATTTTTGTACAGTAGGTGGATGTCCAGGTTGGATGTGTAACGGTGGTGCATGGGGACCAAGCCATACACAAACATGTGCAAACTGTTTAATTTGCGGAATTTTTGGAGCAGACTTTGGAATCATGGGATCAACCGGAGTAACAGGCGGACACGGTGGATGTCAATGTAAATCAGCAGACTGGGGAATGTCAGGTTCAGCACCTTTTGTAGGTAAACATAGTGCAGGTGCAAACGCAGAAGCGTGGTGTAACTGTGCATGTTATGTTAACTGGCCAGCAGGCGGCGGACAAACAGGACAGAGTTCATATTGTGGTAACTGGGCAAAATGTTGTTCAGGTGGTAATATGGGCGGATCAGGCATGGTAAGAATAACATTCGCATAGTAAGGATAAGAAATGGCAACATACGCAAGTTATAAAAAAGTAGCAAATGACAGCATAACAGACGCATCGATTACCTCAGCAGATATTGCTCATGGTAATGGTAACAACATGGGTGTGCAATGGATCTACAACGAACGTGGCATGCAATGTCATCAGTGTGCTAGACAATCAGGTTGTTGTCAGCAAGCAAACGGTAGATGTTGTTACTGGTGTGTACCAGATGGTGCAAGTACAGTAACATTTGAAGTTTGGTCAGGCGGAGGCGGTGGCCCAGGCCACACTTGTTGTAACTGTTGTTCATTTTCAATTGGTGGCGCAGGTGGCAATTACGGGTCTAAGACTGTTGCTACAGCTCCAGGATGTCAGTACAGTGTATGTGCTGGTGGCGCTTGGCCATGTGGTAAGTCACACACTTGTGGTGCAAGCATGGGTTGTAAAAGTTATGTAAACGGATATAACTTATCGAATTTTTGTACAGTAGGCGGCTGTGGTGGTTGGATGTGTAATGGAGACGCATGGGGTCCAAGACACACTCACTTTGGTTGTGAAAACTGTAATATATGCGGAATTTTTGGAGCAGATTTTGGAATGATGGGATCTACAGGATGGGAGCCAGGACATGGTTACTGTCACTGTGTATATCAGTATTCAGGATCAGGACAACCTCCATTAATTGGAAAAATGACAGTATCAGTAACTAACGAAGCATGGTGTAACTGCGGTTGCCACATTGAGTGGCCAGCAGGTGGCGGAATGCCAGGCGTTAGTTCATATTGTAATAACTGGGCTAAGTGCTGTGCAGGCGGATCTGGACAAGGCGGCTCAGGCGTTGTTCGAATAACATTCATGTAAATGATAAATAGTTTTAGGAGCTGAATAACATGAGAAAAATTGAAAAAACATTTACTTACCCAGTTTGGGACGAGTGGAGAATGAATAGCTTTACGCAAGGAAAAACTGGTACCTTTACTTATAAAGGTCCTGAATTCTTAACGTTTGAAGTGCAAAACGACCCAGCAAGTGTAGACTACGGTAAAGAATCTGGTTGGTGTTTATGGACAAAAGCAGATTTAGAACGTCCACATGGTCTAGACATTATGAGAGTAACAGTTGATTGTAAAGAAAATCCTTTACTATGCGAAATTGGTAATGACGATGGTAAAGACGAACAAGTATTAATGAGACGCCAACGAGAGTGGAAAATTCTTTGGGACGCACCAGATGGATACATGGACGTTGAATACACAGATGAATTAGAACCAAGAGATGTTTACGACGAATGGAATATTACTTACAACTTTGACACACAAGAGTTTGTATTAGGAGTTCATGATTGGGAAGCAACAGGCACAAATAAAGCCTTAACTTGGCAAGACCTTAGAGATGTAAGAGATGCAGACTTACACGATACAGATGCTAAAGTTGGACAGAGTGATGCTCCAGAATCTATCCAGGATGGATGGAAAAACTTTAGACAGCAGTTAAGAGATCTACCGTCAGTAATGGAAGCAAGAGGATACGAGCCATGGCAAGCAGTTATGATGTGGCCAGTACAACCTAAAGATATGCGTGATCCAGATACTTCAAGTGATCCAGAAGATCCGTACAGAGATGGTGCATTTGCTATTGACGTAGGAATTGCCGCTCAAAAGGTTGCAGGTAAAAAATAGATTTAGCATTATAAATTAATAAATTAAGGGCCACTAGGCCCTTTTTTTATGACTACCAGATCAGCCTCCTGTAAACTGTCCTACCAATAAATATTTGTACTATACAGGAGAAAACATTGGAACGCAAAAAAGCATATTTTATCAACGGTGGAGCAGGCAGAGTTGTCGCAAGTATTCCAGCGTTTGAAAAACTCTACAAAACAGATCAAGACTTTATTATTGTTTGTGAAGGAGGAATGGACTTTTATAAAGGTCATCCGCAACTACATGAACTAGCATACGACAACTGGCATAAAAACTTGTTTAAAGATTATATTAAAGACAGAGATTGTTATTCACCAGAACCATACAGAGTTTGGGAATACTATAATCAAAAGTGTAGTTTAGCACAAGCATTTGATATTGCAATTAATAACGAAGGCGTTAGAGATTTACCTGACCCAACAATACATATGAACAAGCATGAACTTGTACAAGGTTATAAAGTTGTTGAAGAAATTAAAGCAGTAACAGGTAAAGACAAAGTAGTAGTGTTTCAACCATTTGGTCGTACAGCCGAAAACATGGGCGACTTTGTAATTGACGGTACAAGCAGAAGCTTTCATCTAAATGATGTTATACGTATTTGTAAAGATTTACGTGATGACTATGCTGTAATTATAATGAGCGAATTTCCTGTAATTATTGAAGAAAATACTAAAGTTCCAGTAGCAGTTCCGCAGATTCCAGATGTAAGAGTATGGTCAAGTGTAATTCAAATTGCTGATCATTTTATTGGATGTGATAGTTTAGGACAACATATGGCAAAAGCATTAGGGACAACATGTACTAGTGTTATTGGAAGTACATATCCAATTAATATTTCTTATCCTAATTCTCCTGACTTTGATATTATTGATCTAGGAGAAGGTAGACGTAAGTTTAGTCCTATTAGACTTACAATGGAAGATTCAATTGAAAGATTTAATGACGAAGTTATGGAGTTAGATGATGAAAGTTTTAAGAAAATTATTACAAGTACTCGCAAGCGTTTGGGTAAGCCAAGAAGCTACACCGGAAACCACGTTCCACAAGAACAGCAAGGGGAAGTCTGCCCGACTCATGGAGTAGTACATGCAGATGGTGCATCACATGGTAATAAACAACAAGCAAAAATATTAGGTCATACAGGTCAGTAAAATGAGTGGTCCTAACTTTCCTTCACCTGATAGTTTTTTAAGTGGTATTACCACTATGGTAGAGCCTGATGTACAGAAGCTACAAGCACTTGATACATGGGTTGTAGATGACTTGTACTATCCTGGGTACAAAAAGTTCCTAAAGCTGTTTAACGAATCTAGTGAAAGACATGTTGATTATGGCAATGGAACATTGTATTACAAACGAGATATGAAATATCCTACAGATATTGATCCTATAAAAGAATACTTGTCCTTTATTAAGTTTCAATTACAAAATTTGCCTATTAGAATAAAAGACTTTCAAAAAGCATGGGGTGTAAAATATCCTCCAGGTGCATATAGCGGATTACACTGTCATCAACCAGGTAGACAACTTACTAGTGTATTATTTTTAGACACTCCAAAACCAAGTGTAGCATATCCGTTGGCAGGATGTTTAACTACACTTCAACCAGCAGACAGTGAAATTACTTACTTAACGCATAATCCTATTGAAGGCAAAATGGTAATTATGGATGGTAAAGTATTTCATGGTTCTTACCCTGCATTAGAAGATAGACATGTATTTGTTGTAGACTTTGAATATGAAAGTGTAATATAATGGATATAGAAACTTTAGATACTGCATATCAAGGCGATAAAGACTTTTTTTGGTTATGTTATAATGGCCGAATACCTGATTATTGGATTAGTAAAGACAAGTATGCAGACTATAATAAATTTTTAGACCTATTTGATAATCCACCAAAGTCGCATGTAGATTACGGTGGTGCAATTATACAATATAACGATGATGACTTTTCATATCCGTATAATGTAGACCAACAAGGTATATACTTAGAATGGATTAAAACATCTATAGAAAAGTTTCAATTTAAAAACGTAAAATTTAAGAAGTGTTGGTGGCTAACATATCCTGAGAATACATTTTCAGGATTACACACACATGAAGATAGAGGCCAACGTATAATGACTTGTGTTATGTTTTTAAACACAATATCAGTGAGTACGTTAACACCGTTAAATGGCAAATTAAAAGCAATTACTATGAATCCTGTAACAGGTGAACTAGTTAGTGATATGATAAAATGCATAGCAGGCGATGTAGTAGTAATGGATGGTAAAGTTTATCACGGAGTATACCCTACATTAGAAGAAAGAAAAGTATTTGTAGTTGATTTTACTTATGATGTAGAACTTAACTAAGGTTAAAGTTCACATCTTATCAGCAATCAGTGGGATTGCAACTACATACAGTATATAAAGAAATATAAAAGGAAAACATATGACACAGTGGATTGGAGCGATTACAAGAGGACACAACGGCGGCGCCGTATTATTAAAAGATGGCGAAATTGTATTTTCAATTGAAGAAGAACGTTTAACTCGTAAAAAATACGATGGTGGACCTCTTGCCGCAATGATTAAATTCCTTGAGTACACAGACAAATTAGACTATCTTGTAGTAGCACACACACAACCGTTAGCAGAGTCAAGCAGAATTGACTTTAGTGGCGGCGATATGTATACTGGGTTAGCAAGAAAGTTAGGATTAATTGATAGACATGACAATGCTTATACAGCAGACGGTCAACATAACCATAGACAAGTTATTGATTTAAGCCACATACATCACAAACTACATGCGGCATGTGCATTTTATCGTTCAGGATTTGAATCAGCAGTAAGTGTTATTGTTGACGGAGCAGGAACATTTATTCCTATGAACATTAATATGGGTGTGTTTAATGAAGAATATATGTCATGGGAATGTGAAAGTATTTTTAATTGTGCATATCCTGATAACTTTAAAACTTTATATAAGCACCAAGGTGGGAATGGACCGTTTCCAGGAACACGTATTCCGTATATTCCATCAGATCGCGAAGGCGAAGAAGGATTCCATGAACTTATATTAGATGATAGTGCAGGTATTGTTAAAGCATACGAAGCAGTAACACAATATTGTGGATTTCAACCTATTGAAGCTGGTAAAACAATGGGGCTTGCTCCGTATGGTAAGAAAAACTTAAATATTCCTCCAATTTATTCAGACGCCAATGGTAGTAAATGGCGTACAAGTGATAGAAATGTTATTATTCCAACATATCCAAATGCGGCATTAGTTAATGAAGCAAAATATGAATACTTAGAAACATCACAAGACATAGTTGACAGTAATACTGACCTAACTACACAAGAAAACCGTAGAGACTTAGCATATGCAGTACAAGAAGGATCACAACAAGAAGTTTTAAACCTTATCTTTAAAGCAGTTGAAATGTCAGGTAATAAAAATGTAGTACTAAGTGGCGGCTATGCACTTAACTGTGTTGCAAACTATTGGTATCTTGATAAACTAAACAAAGAAAATATTAAGTTATATGTTGAACCTGTTAGTAATGATGCAGGTACTGCAATGGGTGCGGCTATGTTAGTGTACCATCAAACTACAAAAGACAAAACTGTACGACACTATGCAGAAACAATTTATGAAGGATTTGAGTATACATACACCGATGCCCAAATTGAAGAAACTGCAAACAAATATGGTGCTTCTATTGTTGATTCTGACAACGAAAAAGTTGTAGAACTTATTAGAAACAAAAACATTGTAACATTATTCCAAGGTAAGAGTGAAAACGGCCCTCGTGCATTAGGTAATAGAAGTATATTGTTTGATCCAACATTTGAAGATGGCAAAGATTACGTAAACAACGTAAAACGTAGAGAATACTTTAGACCTTTTGCAGGAAGTATCATGTTAGAACATGCACATGAATGGTTTGATATGCGTGGGTTAGAACAAACTCCGCATATGATGTATGCAATGGATTGTCAAGAAGGTATTGCAGAAAAGATTCCAAGCATTATTCACGTTGATGGTACTTGTAGAATTCAAACTGTAACTAAAGAACAGAACAAACACTACTATGAACTTATTGAAGAGTTTTATAAAAAAACTGGCATTCCAATTATTTTTAATACTAGTTTTAACTTAGGCGGCGAACCACTTGTTGAAACTTTGGATGATGCTGTACGTACACTATATCTCAGTGAAATGGAATATTGTTACTTACCTGAGTACGGCAAACTAATTGAAATGAAAAACTAATGCTAGTAAACTTATATTCAATTCCAGTATATAAGATTAAATTACCGGAGCATGAGCAAGTACAACAAGACTTTGCTGACATACTTGATAAAGAAGAGTATTTTAGTAGAGTCCCTTCTTGGTATAGTCCTGTAGACACTACTTATGGTAACCCTGAGGCTTCAAACTTACCATTTAAAACTTTTATTAGATCAGCAATTACAGGTTTAAACGAATATCTTGAAAATTTTAATATAGACTTAACATTAGACTATAGGATTGAGTGTTGGCTTAACAAATACAAACCTGGGTCTTACCAAGAAGTACATAATCATGTAGGCGTAGCACAGATTAGTTGTGCATATATGATGCATACTCCTAAAGACAGTGGTAACTTTGTATTCTACAACAAAGCATATGATTTTTTACATCAGTCAGGTCTTCCATCATTAACTACACAACCATTCAGATACAATAACAGAGTAACACCTCCTTTAGAAGAAGGTGATATTGTATTTTTTCCTAGTAACTTAGAGCATTACGTATCTAATAATACTAGCGACCAATTAAGGTCAACAATTAGTGCAAATTTTGTGCTATCGGAGAAACAAGATGATTAAAAATACAATTAACGAAGAAGAAGCATTTGCTATCAACGAAAATTTAGATACAAGAGTATATAAGTTTGGAAAAGCTGGCGTACGAGTATTAGTAGTTGATAATTTTTACCAAAATCCTTATCTAGTAAGACAACTTGCATTAGATATTCCAGCATCTGTTAATAGACGAATTAGAGGCGGCAATCCTGCACTACGTATTAATGCATTTTATGAATTATCTGGTATGGCACCTATATATAATAGCCTAGCTAAAGAGTTTTTTCCTGAAGTGATGCTAAATTGGCCGCATGATTACATGCAAAAAAGTTTTATGAACGCAACGTTTATGATTAATGTTATGCAATCTGAAGACTTGCCACCACTTGCTCCACACCAAGATAATCGTTCAGGCATGAATCTTGCTAGTACAATTTATCTAAACGACGAAAATGAATCTGCTGGAGGCACAAGTTTTTATGAATTTGGCGGTAAACATTTTTACACAGATGATGTAGTAAACAATGACTTTAATGTTACTATGGATGTTGAAGGTAAAATTCCAGTAACTAGCTATATTACCGATAGCTCACATGATTGGGAAATGATTGGAATGATTCCAATGTCGTTTAATAGAATGATATTATATAATCAAGCAGTTTTACATACTGCATATGTTAAACCAGGTACGTTTGTAAATAATAACTACAGAATGAATCAGCAGTTTTTTATATAGGAGACTAATATGGATGATAATTTTGACGGAGTTGAAGTATACGACAACGTATACCCAATTGATTATTGTAAACAAATAATTAAAAGGTTTGAAGAGCTATCTTCAATGCAAATGACAGCAATACAACAGCAAGGTATTGACCGTAATCAAGACGAACGCATATATATGGACTGGGCTAATCATAATAGTCATTATCATGCAGATGAAGACTTATGTAAATTCTTTTTTGAAACTCTTAATAAAACTTATTTAGAAAAGTATAAAACAAAATACGAAAGCCTTGGATTACTATTCCAGCATACAGCAAAGGGCATGAGTGTTCAAAAAACAAAACCACATCAGGGATATCATGCATGGCACTGTGAAAATGCAGATGTACCAACAAGTACTCGAGTGTTAGCATATACATTGTACTTAAATGGAGTTGAAGAAGGCGGTGAAACAGAGTTCTTATACCAAGGACACAAGATTAAACCAGCTCCAGGCAGACTAGCTATCTTTCCTACATCGTTTACACATCCACATCGGGGTAATCCTATCTACAAAGGTGTTAAGTACATTATAAGCGGATGGTATACTTTAGACCACTAGGAATAAAATGAAAATAGCAGTAGTAGGTGGCGGCACAGCAGGCTTTGTGTCAGCATTAATTTTAAAAACAAGTTTCCCAAACTTCCAAATTGACGTAATACGTTCTAGTAAGATTGGAACTATTGGTGTTGGTGAAGGATCTACCGAACATTGGTCTACATTTATGGATTTTGTTGGCATTCAAACAGGCCACCTTATTAACGAATGTGATGCTAGTTTTAAATCTGGTATTATGTTTGAAGACTGGAGTGAAACTCCGTACTTACAAAGTGTCCATGAGCCTTATGTTTCTGAACAACTAGGAGCGCCAATTGCATATGCTAAACTAATTGGCGAAAAAGTAAGTGCAAGAGAACTTACCGGCGAATACCTTTGGAATAACGAAACACCATTTAACAAGTTTATGGATGAACGCCCAAATGACACTGGTGTAGCACAATATCATTTTAATACTGCTAAATTAAATGACTTTCTAACAAACTTTGCAATAGACAAAGGCATCAATGTTATCGACGATGAAATTATCAATGTAAGTGTATCAGAAAACAACAATGTGTCAACTATACAAGGTGAAAAACAAGTATATGAATACGACTTCTATATAGACTGTACAGGATTTAGTCGTTTACTAATTAACGCAGTAGGTGCCGAATGGCAAAGTTATAGTAAGTATCTTAAAATGAAAGAAGCTATTGTATTTCCTACAGCTGAAGAGGATCAAATTCCAATTTGGACATTAGCAAAAGCAATGGACGCTGGTTGGATGTTTCGTATTCCTGTTCAAGGACGTACAGGCAATGGTTATATTTTTGATAGCGATTTTATTACAGCCGAACAAGCACATACTGAAGTTGAAAAATACTTAGGTTACGGAGTCGAAGTAGCAAAGCATATTAAATTTGATCCAGGTACATTAGACAAGGCTTGGATAGGTAACGTATGTGCAATTGGATTAAGTCAAAGTTTTGTAGAGCCTTTAGAAGCTAGTAGCATTGGTAGTAGCATTAATCAAACATTTTTATTAGCACAACGTCTTATAAATTATAATAAAGAAACAACTAACAGATATAATCTTGAAGTTACTGCTATTATGGATAACATTAGAGATTTTATTGCCTTACACTACATTACTAAAAGAAGAGATACACCGTTTTGGAAAGCAGTATCAGAAACACCAATTCCAGACAGTTTAGATCAAAATTTACGCATGTGGAAAGTAAGAATGCCTATTGCTGACGATTTGACCACGCATACCAAAAAAGTTTTGTTTAACGAATATAACTATACACTAGTAATGCACGGGTTAGAATTATTTGACACTGATAGTATTTTAAAACAGTACGAATCAATTCCACAAGGTGCAAAAGATCATGTTGAACAGTCAATACAGCACAAATTAGAATTTGATAAAACAAAAACTATTCCTCACAAATTAATGCTTCAGTTATTACGGAGACTGGTGTGAGAATATTTGCTTTTGGTTGCAGTTTAACACAGTATTTTTATCCTACTTGGGCTGACATTTTAATACATCATTATAAACAAGAAGGAGCCACAGTTGGAGAGAACTGGGGACGTAGCGGCGCAGGCAATCAATATATCTCAACAAAATTATGGGAAGCACATACTGAACATAATCTAAACAAAGACGATATTATTTTATTACAATGGTCAAGTTTTTTTAGAGAAGATAGATTTCATATGGGCAACGGTTGGCATACTCCTGGAAACTTTAGTAAAGTAACTGTTGGACAAGATATTCCTTTTGTACTTAATAGCTGGCGTTATGAATCTATGTGGCAATGGGCTGACATGGCCTGGGCTACAATGCGTGACTGTGCATTAATAAGCAGTACACACAAAGCATTAGAAAGCCTAGGATGTAAAGTTATATCAACTGGATTTAGAGAACCTACTGAAGGTTGGGAAGAACTTAGTAAAGAGTTTAATATTAAAAACAAGTATTTAGAACTAGAAGATGTAAGAGCTATAATGGAAAAATATAAAGATGATATTAAAACTACATGCCCACCAATACTTAATGCATTAGGTTTTGGTACTGATGATGAATTTTTTAACACAAGACCAACTAGTATACCAGATCCAAATCCAGAACTTTTACACTTACATCAACCTGAAGTACATCCACTTACACACGAAGCGGCAGACTTTGTGCAAAAACACGTATGCAAATTAAATGATAAAACTTTAGCATTTGTTGACAAATGGAAGCAAACATTGACAGCTGAAGACTCAATAAAACTTTATGAATTAGACTGGTTTAACTCAGAAATACATGGCTGGTCAGACGATAGATGGAGACCTTAAGATGAGTACCCCTGTAATAGGACTAGACAGAGATGGAACAATAAATGTAGACATTGGCACGTATGTAACAAAGCCTGAAGATTTTAAACCCATTGAAGGAAGTTTAGAAGCAGTTAAAATGATTCGTAATAAAGGATATGATGTAGTTATTCTTACTAATCAAGCAGGTATTATGAAGGGAATTATGGATCCTGTAGATGTTGACATTGTTAATAATTATATGTTAGAGCTACTTTGGAAAATAGGGTGTAAAAGTATCAACGGATTGTATTATAGTACATCTAATTTAAAAGACGATGTATATGCCAAACCTAATACAGGTATGTTTAAACGGGCGGCCTCTGAAATTGGTGTTGACTGGAAGAATGGAGTGTATGTAGGTGACAAAATTAGCGATTTAAAGGCGGCTGTTAAAGCAAAAGCAAAGCCCATACTAGTGCGTACAGGACATGGTGTTGAAACAGCTAAGAAGTTAAATACGTTTGCTAACAAAGACCTAAAAAACCAAACAGAAACGTTCGATAACCTAAGTCAGTTTGCTCATAGCTTAGTAGATCTAACTTAATTGTACTGTTACATATCTTTGTAAAACGATAAATACAATATGGAGCATGAACAATGAATAAACTTCTGACAAATCTTTTTACTAAAGGTGCAAATAACACTATTCATCTGCCAGACAGATCAAGTTTTAGCTATAGAGGTAGCTGGATTGGCGTACAGTATAATACTGTAGTTGACCAGTTTCACTTAGGTGAATACAGTAGTGCAGTGTATCAAATTACGGTAGAATTTGATTCAAACGAAAAAGAAATTATGCAACTTTCAGTAGTTGCTAGACCAGATAGAGCTGTTGCAACTATATTTGGACGATCAAGTATTAACCAAGAGTTAGTAAATTTATCTGTTACAGTTGATGCAAGTGTATGTAAAATTAATGCTAGTCCAACGTCAAACATTTATGCTGGCGCAAAGTTAATTTTTCATGCTACGTATGCAAAAACTATTCATCAGCTTACTCCTCCTGCGATAGTCGCAGATGTATCCAGTGTAGAGGAGTCTGGGGTAAATACTTTTGATGCAACAACTACGTATTTCGACAATACAAACATAACATTTGATAAGGTGTAAAAGGAATGGCAAAATCAACAATTAACTTAGGTACAGCCGCAAACGACGGTACTGGTGATAATCTTAGAGCAGGTGCTACTAAGGTTAATGCTAACGTCGACGAGCTGTATAACGCTTTAGGCGACGGAACAAATATTAAAGACATTGTAAATTCAAGTTTAGAACTTGATGTGCAAAATGACGATGCAAAGATTAACAAAATATCGTTTCATGCCGCAACGTTAAACCAAATGAATGCAATTAGCACAAGTACATATCATGGTGCAATGCTACACGTACATGAAGGCGGAACAGTTTATGTTGCACACTCAAGTGCTTGGCGCAAGATGCTATTAGATGCAAGTGCAGGTGCAATTCCTAACTATACAGACCCGTTAAAACCAATTGCATACATCGGAAACATTAATAGTTTATCAGATGTTGATACAACTTCACAAGCACCACAAGCTGGCAACGTTCTTAAATGGGACGGAGGCAAATGGGCACCTGGAGTTGACGTATCATCAGGTGGAGCGGCAGTTGATGCTGGCACCCTTGATGGCTTTGACAGCTCGTACTTTACAAACTACAACAACTTAAACAACAAGCCAACTATTCCAACATCAATTGTTAATTTAAGTATTACAGATGGATCAAGTGGACAAGTTTTATCTGCAAACGGTAACGGAACATTTACTTTCATTACACCAGCGGCAGGCGGCCTACAAAACATTTATGCAACTGTCGATGCGGACACAGGTACAACTACTGCAAACGCAACAGCAGATACATTAACACTAGCAGGCGGTACTAATATTACAACTAGTATTGTTGGCGACACTGTAACATTTAACTATAGTGGTGATGCATTATCAGGAGAAGCTAACCAAAACGCTTTCAGTAACGTACAATCTGATTCAGGAATAGCACAAGCTGATAGCACAACTGACACACTAACTATTGCAGGTGGTACAAATATTACTACAGCAGTAACAGGTGATACAGTTACAATTAACGGTACAGTTCCAACGTTTGCAAGTTTATCAGATACAGATTTAACAGGAGCAACAGCAGGTAACGTACTTGTGTATAACGGAACTAATTGGATAGATAGTCCAAATACATACGATATGATTGCATATCCTGCAATAACACTATTAACTGTAACAGCTGATAGTAATAACGGATATAAGTTTAGTCAATACGGCAACACAGAAGATCCAACAATTTATGCTTTGGCAGGAGCAACTATTGCATTTAAAATTAACAGTGGAGCAAATCATCCATTCCAAATTGAAACAAGTGGCGGTTCTGCATATGATAACGGACTTGTTCATGTTGCATTAGACGGAACAGAATCAACAGGTTCATCAGCACAAGGTAAAGTAAGTGGAACATTATATTGGCAAGTACCAGCTAACATTAGCGGCAACTATCAATATCAGTGTACAATACATAGCTCGATGCAAGGTACTATTGTAGTTAAAGCATTAAGTGCAATCTAAGGAAATAGGAATAAATGGCAACAGTAATTAACGATAAATTCCAAGCACAGAACGGATTTGAAAGTCCTAACTTTACAGTTGATACAGCTGGCAAGTTAACTACTCCGGTAATTGACGTTCAAAGTATTTTGCTCAACGGAACTCCTTTCGTTGCTTATGTTCCTGCGGCAGATGATGCAGGCGATGACACTGGCACACAGGTATCAAATAGTTTTGATAGCCTTGCTGTAACAGGCGGAGTTTTCAAAGTTAATTACTTGAATAACACAGCATTATCAGTAATTAACGGCACACTAACAATTAATAGTATTGGTGCAACTCCAGGTAGTATTGACAATGTAGAAATTGGATATAATACACCGTCACAGATTAAAGTACATACAATTGATATGGCATCTAATCCAGACAGTTCAGCATCAAGTATAAATATGAATGGTGCATCAATTAACGGTGATGTCAGCATTGTAAACAACGTGGTACTAAATAATCAGCCTACTGTAGGCACCCACGCAACAAGTAAAAGTTATGTAGACGCAACGGCAACAGCCCTTGCAGTAGCATTTGGAGCATAAAGAATGGCTAAGAAAAAGATTTATAATTACAAGTTTTACCCAGGATTAGGATTAAACGATAACACATATCCAAATGCTTGGGCACTACTTACAACTAACAAAGATTTTATTAAAAAAGAAGTTGCGGCATGGATTTTACAACAAGTAAACGATAATGCTACTGGCTTTGTTGGTTATACATATGATTCAGCAAGATGCGAACGTGACACAGGCTACAACATTGATGCTTGGGCTCACGACTTACGTTACACAGGTAACGAAGAAACAACAAGAATTTCAAATACATATTGGGAACAAGATGTCGCACAAGTTGATGGCGATAGACAAGCAGAAATTAAAGCAAAAGAATTTACACGAGACTTAATTGTTAACCATGTGTTCAATAACAGTCCACAAGGATCTCCATACCAAGGTAATGTTGCACAAATAACTAATAGTGCAACTGGAGAAAGTGGTGCTGGATCAAGAATTCAAACACTTTCAGGAATTGTTATTAGCGTACTAATTACTGGTACGAGTGCATTACCAACATTTGAGCGTAAAGGATTAGGACACGTAAGATTTCAAGGTAACTATGATGCTAGTGACTTATTAATTGTTACTAACACAACTAAGACAGAAGTTATCTACAACTTTACAGATGCAACTAAGGGCGGTAAAGTTACTAGAGTTGATGATGTAACACCAAGAGACTCAAGCGGATATGTACCAAAATATGATAGTACAGATTCCAACGAAAACGCAGATCCAGACTTTCCAAAATATTTACAAACAACAGATGCTGTTACAATTTTAGATCTTACATGGAACACTGTAGGACAATTAACAACAGACGAATTACAAATCTTTATTGATTCGCCAGAGCAAAGAACAAGACCATTTGATTTTGGCACAGACGCTATTGAACGTATGCGTATTGCTCCTCCTTTAAGTATGCTTGATGCTGACTTTGAGTACGGACTACAGCCTACTAAATGGTCAGCTATTGGTATGATGCGTGGTTATCCAAGTGTATACGAGCTACCAGGAACTGACACCCCAGTGTTAACTGTTATTACAGATGCTTCAGCTGGTACAGCAGGAATTGGTGCTTCAAAAATTACAGTTACTACTCAAAGTGCTCACGGATTTTTAGCAGGAATTCCAATTACAATTAAAGCACTCGAAGATAGTATTGTAGGTGCGGCACGTGGTGAAGGATCATTTATTATTGATACTATACCATCATCAAATACATTTACATTCTTTGCTAAAGCAAAAGTTGGAACAACAAGCGGACAAGTACTTTCAACAACGTATACACAGTTACGTAAAGGTGCATTCTACACTGGAGCAAGTGTTGGACAGCCAGCGTTTAGTGTGTTTAGTAATGGTACAAACGGTACTATGACACTAAGTTTGGCGGCTCAAATTAGTGAAAACAGATTAGCATTTACAGGTGATATACCAGAAGTTGGTGCACCAATTGTTAACGCGGCATTCCCAACAGGAACACAGGTTACTGCAATTTCAAGTACGCCAGGCGGAACAGCGTTAGCACTAAACTTAACACAAGATATTTCTATTGGAAACACAGACATCCAAGTTTCAAGCACAACAGGTATTGTTGCAGGCCAAGCGGCTGACAACGGTAGCGGAGATGCTATTTTTGTTAACACCGTTGCTGGTACTACAATTAGTATGAGTGGTGCATTTACAAGCACAATTACAAGAAATACAGAAACATACACAGGTGTAACAGGAACACTTACTGCTCCAGCAGGTACTAATGGAGAGTTTACAATTTCAAGAACCGGCACAGCGTATGCAGTAGATGCAATTTCACAAGCAGGATCAGGATACAAAGCTGGTGACAGAATATTAGTTGCAGGTAATAATTTAGGTGGTACTACACCTGCACATGATGCAACAATATTAGTTACAACAGTAAATGC